TGATGATAACACAACTCTACTATCAAAGTTTGGTATAGAGTCAAAACAAGAAATGACTTTTATCATTTCAAAAGAAAGATATGAAAGTTACATTGCTCCACTAACTAGTGGGAAAGAAAATCTCAAACTAACTTCCAGACCTAAAGAAGGCGATATTATCTATATGCCTCTTGGCGATAGAATGTTTGAAATTAAGTTTGTTGAGCATGAAAAACCATTCTATCAGTTACAAAAAAACTATGTTTATGAATTGAGATGTGAACTCTTTCGTTATGAAGATGAGGTTATTGATACTGGTATTGATAAAATTGATGATACATTAATTGGCAGTAGTTCTAACACTACTTCTGAAAGTGGAACATCTACTATACTTGGTGGATCTAGTGGTGTCTCCGAAGTTGGAACATCCACAATACTTGGTGGTTCTCTAACTATGACTTTAGTAGGAACTGCTGCTTCTGCTTCTGCCATCACAGGTTTGGTAAATTCTGGTATTTCTAGCATTATCCTTGGTAGTCAAGGAGCATATTATTCTACTGCACCAACCGTAGCAATCTCATCTGCTCCATCAGGAGGTATTACAGGTATTGCAACTGTTGTAATGGATAGATTTGCTGTTACAGATATTCGTATTATCAACGCTGGTGCAGGATATACGGTAGCACCAGAAATAGACTTCATTACTAATGTTGGAACTGGTGCTACAGCGCATAGTACTCTTGGAAATGGTGGTATAGGAATCGTCACCATCACCTCTGGTGGGGTCGGATATACTTCTTCACCAACAGTTACGTTTACAGGTGCTGCTACCGTCTCTGCTGCCGCTACAGCGATCCTAGGCGCTGGTGGTAGTGTTACAGCAGTTCAATTCACTAATGCTGGTCTTGGGTACACTGTTGCACCCACAATCACGTTCTCCGAACCACCCGCAACTTCTTCTGGCACGTTCAAATATAATGAGATTGTTACTGGTTCAATTAGTGGTTGTACAGCAAGAGTTAGAACTTGGAATAAAAATACTAATGTACTTGAACTTGGTAATGTTTCAAGCACATTTAGAGCTGGTGAACAAATCACTGGAGGAACATCAGGTGCTGTGTACACAATTTTGACTCTTGATAATGACCCTGCTAATGATGGATATGCAGATAATACTAATATTGAATTTGAAGCAGATTCTATTTTAGACTTTACAGAAAGTAATCCATTCGGGATTCCCTAAATAAATCGATGAGGATAAACTATGTTTGAGTATTTTTACCACGAAATATTAAGAAGAACCATCATATCATTTGGTACTCTTTTTAATAATATTTCTATTCAGAAGAAAGATGGTTCTGATAACGCTATCAGTACTCTCAAAATTCCTCTGGCATATGGTCCTACTCAAAAATTTTTAGCACGACTTGAGCAGTCTGCTGACTTGAATAAGTCAACGGCAATCTCCCTGCCTAGAATGTCTTTTGAGTTTACTGGATTGACTTATGATTCAACACGTAAATTGACTTCTACCAGAACTATTCAGGTAAAAGACCCAAGCACAAAGAAAACTGTAAAAAAAGTATATACTCCAGTTCCATATAATATGTCATTTGAACTTAGTATTATGTCTAAGTTGAATGATGACGCGCTACAAATTGTAGAACAAATTTTACCATATTTTCAACCTGCATTTACACTAACAGTAGAATTAGTTGATGAGATCAACGAGAAGAGAGATATTCCTGTTGTGTTAGAAAATATCACAATGCAAGATGATTATGATAGTGATTTTGCAAATAGAAGAGTTCTTTTGTATACATTGAGATTCTCTGCAAAGACATACCTGTTTGGTCCTGTATCCAAAGCAGAACCCATCAAAACTGCTACTCTTACATACCTTACTGGAGACAAAAAGAAAGCCAGGAGAGAAACTCAATATACTGTTGTCCCAAGAGCAATCAAAGATTACGACGATTCAGTTTCTACTCTACTCGCAGAAGATGTAGATTTAGAAGAGTTTGTATGGTTAGTTGATGATGGTAGTAAACTCTCCGCAGATTCTTACTACGAAATTAACGGGGAAGAAGTATACATCAAAGCAATCGATGGCAATAAAATTACTGTTGATAGAGGAAGAGATAATACAACAGTCAAAGAACATGTCAAAGGTCAACCTATCAAGGCAATCACTGCTGCTGATACGGAACTTATTGAAATGGGTGACGACTTCGGATTTGACGGTACAACTACTAACTTCTTCTAATTGATATGTCTAAACAATTTGACGAATTGGATGATGCATTCAATGTTACTAGCGATATTATGCCGGTTGAAAAACCAGAGGTAAATATAGAAAAACCTGCATTATCCCCAGAAGACATAAAAAAAGATTATGAATATACCAGGGGTAATTTATATTCTATTATAGAAAAAGGACAAGAAGCAATCAATGGTATTCTTGAACTTGCTCAAGAAACTGAGCAAGCAAGAGCATATGAAGTTGCTGGTCAGTTAATAAAAAGTGTTTCTGACGCTACTGATAAATTGATGGACCTTCAAAAGAAATTGAAAGACGTTGAAGAATCAAGTCCTAAAGGACCCACTAATGTTACCAATGCACTGTTTGTTGGTTCAACTGCTGACTTACAAAAAATGTTGAAGAAGGTAAAAGAAGAACCTAAATAACTAAAAAAGAGAGATGACGGTAAATCCTGTTGTTAACATAGTTATTCCACAAGGTGCAGACTTTACTGAAGTTTTTACTTCTACAGAATCTGATGGAAGTTTGTCTGACCTCAACGGATATAGTGGAGTATCTAAACTAAAAAAACATTCTGGTTCTACAATCTCATATGATTTTTCTGTTGGTATCACAACTACAACAGCAAAAGTTTCAATTGCAATGACCGCACCAGTTACTACAACAATAGAACCTGGTAGATATTATTATGATGTGGTGTTGACTTCAGGTAGTGGTGGAGTTTCCAGGATGGTTGAAGGATTTGCCATCGTAACAGCAGGAATTACTACTGGATAATTATGAACGATTTGGGAGATTTCTTTTCTCTAATAGGAGATGAAAAGAAAAAGAAAGAAGAAGAAAAGAAAGAATTGATAGGAGAAACTTCCTTATCAGATTTGTTTGTTGAATTGCAGGGAGAAAAAAAGAAAGCAAGAGAAAAGAAAAAGATAGAGGAAGAAAAAAAGAAAGAACTAATTGGAGAAATTACTTTAGACTCTTTATTTTCCTCGCTTACAGAATTAGAAAAGAAAGAAAAGGAAAAAAAGAAAGAGAAAGAGAAACAAATAGAGCAACTACAAAAAGATGTAAAAGTATTTGAATCTTTATTATTTTCCGAATCAAAGAAAGAAAAAGTTGAAGAAGTATTTGTTTCCGAAAAAGAAATAGAAGAGGAAGAGGAATTAGAAGAAATTGTAGAGGAAGATAGCACTGTAGATCATAGTTTAAAAATTTTAGATACTATAAAATCTAAAGAAAAACTTACAGAACAAACTATTGATCCAGAAATTCTCAAAATTCGTAGAGAATTAGAATATCTTAAAAATCTTGTCAATGCTCAAGGTGGCGGTGGTGAAGTTCGTCTTGAGTTCCTTGATGATGTTGATAGAGATTCAGTTAAGGTTGATGGAAAAATTTTATCATATCAAGCTTCAACAGGAAAATTTATAGGAGTTACCAATAGTGGTAATAGTGGCAACGGTGGAGGAAATTCTGATTATGCAAGTAATGCAGGTATTGCAACTGTAGCACAAGGTTTAACTGGATCTCCCAATATAGAAGTTGGTATTGCAACTGTTTCTAGTATCTCAGGATTCAGTCACTTGTCGGCACCTTTTGGATCGACAACAAATATTAGTGTTACGGTTGGATCAAAGGATGCAACTCATAGATATCAAGGAACTGGAAGTGGTTCTGCATATATTCTTGACGGAATTCAGTCTCCTTTCCTTACACTAACCCCAGGTAGAACCTATAGATTTAATTTAAGTTCCAGTGATCAATCTAGTCATCCATTTAGATTTTATCTTGATGCTGCAAAAACAACAGCATATACAACTAATGTTTCTACATCTTCAACATATACTGAAATTACAGTAACTGATTCTACACCAACAGTATTACATTATCAGTGTGCTGCTCATGGATACATGGGTAATTCGATTCAAGTAAGTTCAAGCAATGCTGTCAAGTTAAACAGTCAATCAGCGTCTTACTATCTTGATTATAATAATTTTACAAATACTCCAGCACCACAAACAGTACCAACAAACAATAATCAACTAACCAATGGTGCTGGTTATATTACAAACTCTAGCAATATTACAGGTACATCTGCAGGATTGAGTGGAAGTCCCAGTATTACAGTTACTGATATTACTGCCACTGGTGATATCAATGTTGCAGGAGTCTTGACTTATGAGGATGTAACTAATGTAGATTCCATTGGAATTGTTACGGCAAGAAGCGGTATTGTAGTTTCTAATGGAGACTTAAAAGTTGGAACTGCATTTACAGTTAGTCAATCAGGTATTGTTACAGCAGTAACATTTAATGGATCTCTTATAGGTTCTGCAAGTAGTTTGAGTGGGTTATCTTCTAGTTTTTTACTTGATTATAATAATTTTACAAATACACCAACAATACCAACAAATAATAATGAGTTAACTAATGGTGCTGGTTATATTACTGGAGTATCTACATTCTCCGGTAATTATAATCATCTTACAAATACACCAACAATACCAACAAATAATAATGAGTTGACTAATGGTGCCGGTTATATCACAGGAGTATCCACATTTTCCGGCAATTATAACCACCTCACAAATACACCAACAATACCAACAAATAATAATGAGTTGACTAATGGTGCCGGTTATATTACCACATCATTTACTAATACAAATCAACTAACAAATGGTGCAGGATATGTAACATCTGCAATTATAAATTCACTTGATGCAAGTAATTTGTCATCTGGAACTATACCTGATGCAAGATTTCCTGCAGCATTACCTGCTCTTGATGGTTCTGCTCTTACTGGAATTACAGCAGCAGGAACTGGTGCAATCGGTGGATTAACCGTAAAAAATGAAAGTGGTGTTGTTGTAGGAACTGGCGGTAGTATATCAACTATTGATTTTGCAGGTTCAAGTAATGTTACTGTTACTGCAACATCTGGTGCAGCAGGCATTGCAACCATTGCTATTACTGGAGTTACTACAGCAAATGTAATTTCAGAAACTATAACTACTGGTTCTCTACATGTAACTGGTATTATCACAGCAACATCAATAGTAAAAAGTGGTGGATCTTCATCTGAGTTTTTAAAAGCAGATGGTTCTGTTGATACCTCTACATATCTAACTTCTGAAACTGATCCAGTTGTTGGTGCAATAAGTGGTATTGTAAAAGCAAATGGTAGTGGAACTATTTCTGCCGCAGTTGCCGGATCTGATTATCTGACACCAACTGGTGATGGTTCTGGTCTAACTGGTATTGCTGTAACAGCAAGAATAAATTCTGAATCGATATCAGTAGGTGTTGCTACGGTATCTTCAGCATTTTACATGCCACAATATACAACCAATGCAAGAGATGGTGCCACTTTTGCTGAAGGAGCAATGATATTCAATACTACAACAAAAACAATGCAGTATTGGAATGGAACAGCATGGATTAATCTTGATGGTGTTGGTTCTGGTATTGGTATTGGTCTTGCTATAGCAATTGATAGTTGATAAATAACTAAAAGCATTGTCTAGTCAATAATGTCTGATAAAAAATATTGTCGTCTTTGTAAAAAGAAAGAAACAAGGAATCAATGTGGGTATGGTCCCAAATTATTTGATAAGTATAGTGTAGATGATGCTACTGAAAAAGAGACTGCCGATGCAGCAGTTGAATCTGGTATTTCTGAAAATGACATTAAAAACTTCACTAACATCATTATTGAAAAGTCGAAAAGTGGTGATTCTTCTTTGCGTGACTGGTTTAGCAAGAGTCGCTCTAGTGATGGCAAGCCTGGCTGGGTTCAGTTGGGTGGTAAATATGCAGGGAAACCCTGTGCAAAACAACCAGGACAAACCACAAAACCAAAGTGTGGTTCCAGTAAAATGAAACGTAACCTAGATAAAGGCGAAGAAGAGGCAGCATTCCGCCGTAAACAAAAAGAA